AGCATCTCGATGTGCGTGGCACTGGATCGCCTCAGCCATTTACTCGACCCGCCGATGTTCAGGCTCTTGAGGTAGGCGAACATCACCTTGTTGCCACCGCTTGCCGTGATAGCCCACGCCAGCACCGTCCGGTCAGTGGAGAGTGACAGCATCTGCTTGACAGCATCGACGCACGGCTGCGACAGAAGTTTCGGCAGCGGGTCGCCCGTCTTGTGCTGCGTCCACCACAGAGTGTCGCCGCTGAAGTTGCCTGCCGTCATCCTCCAGAGGTCGCCACGCCTCGCCCCCGACTCGTAGCCGAGCAGCAGCCAGCACCGGAGGAATAGCCCCACCGGGCACCCCGAGCGAAGACGCTTTTCATCCAGCGAGAAAGTCCCCTTGACAGCCGTACAGCACTGTTCTAAAGTCCACGCCCTAGTTGGCGGTCGATGGGCCTTGATCTTGACGATTCCTCTGGGGATCGACTTCACTAGCCCGCGATCAACGGCGTAGTTCCACAGCACCATGAGCATGGCACGCTCATACGAGACTGTTACGGAGGACACGACTTCCAGCCGCTGCTTCAGGTAGCGGTTGCAGGATGGGGCCGACAACTCTCCCAAGTTGCGGGCCAGCCGTCGCAGGCTGTGCGAGTAGAGCCTGCTGACAGCACGTTCACTGAGATACCTTTCCGCCAAACGAGACGCTGAAATCATGGACGCACCCCTCATCGAGCAGGCCGAAAGTATCGAGGACATGCAGGGCATCAACCCCCCTGCAATGAGCCCCGATAGTGGCAACCCGCTCGCTATGGGCGCACAAGCAGCATGTAGAGCCGGGCTTTCACGCCCCTACATGGTTCCTGTGCGACCGGTCGATATTCGGCGACAAGAGACGAACGCCGACTACCACGCTGACGAAACCCACAGGTCTTGCAGCCGAGTCAAAACGCTCCTTGACTCGACCACCCTGTACCACCAGCGGTACGTCGCCAAAACCCTCCCGCCCTACCAGAGCAGTGCCCTCGATCACGGCACTCTCATGCACCGGTGGCTGGAGGAAGGCGATGCCTTCCTTGAGACGCTGGTGTCTCCTCCGCCAGACACACTAACAGCCACCGGACAGGTTGGCAAAGAAGCCAAGAAGTGGGCTGAAAACGAGGCTCCCGCAGGGGCGACAGTCGTCGGCCCGAAGGAGCGTGCCCAGATTCTGGCGGAAGTCGCCGCCATCAAGGCGAACCCTGCCGCCGTCGAACTGATCGACGCCATCATCGACCACGAGGTGTCGGTGCGATGGACGACGCCGCAGGGCGACCGGCTGAAGTGCCGGTACGACGCACGCACTCCCGACGTGTGGATCGACCTCAAGACGACGAGCGACGAGGACATCCGCAGTCAGTGGCCCGCGAGCGTCATTCGCTTCAAGTACCACCTCCAAGATGCGTGGTATCGGCTGGGCATGGAGGCGTGTGGCCTTGAGCCACGCCCGCTGCACTTCATCGTCATCAGCACCAGCATCTCGCACGACTGCCAAGTCGTGACGCTGCCCGAAGTCGTCGTTGCCGAAGGGCGGCGGCTCATGGACCGGGCTCTCGCTGACCTTCGCCTGCGTGAAGACCTCGACTGGTGGTTGCCGGACCATCACGGCGAGGTGTTTGAGTTGGAGTTTCCGGCGTACTTACTGAGGAGTTTCCAGTCGTGAAGACCCAATCGCTTTGGACTGAGGCCAGCGAGCATCTCGACCAGTTGTTTGCGGCACACGCCGCTGCTCTCGGTCAGTTGAAGAACGCACCGCGAACGTGCGTCAGCCACTTCGCGAAGAAGGGGCCGGACGGCAAGCCGATCCCCGACTACGCGGACCTCGCCACCGTGTTCGACACGATCCGTGCGGCCCTCGCCGCCAACGGCCTGAGCGTCACGCAGACGTTCATGCCGTTCGGAGAGGACGGCTCGACGCTGATGCTGGTGACGACGCTTGGTCACAAGAGCGGCCAGTTCCAGCGGTCGTACCTGCCGATGAAGGCGAACGTCCCACCGCAGCAGTTGGCGTCCACCGCCACCTACCTGAAGCGTGTGGCGTTGTGTGCGGTCGTGGGCATCGCTGCCGACGACGACGACGACGGCCAGCAGGCCAACGCCACGCACGCCACTGCGACGGTGAGCGACGAGCCGCGAATCGTCGCTGCCCTCCAGAAGAAGTTGAAGGCGGCGAAGGACGCGAAGGGCAGGGCGGCAGAGATCGCCCGTGCCCAGAAGGGTCTGTCAGAGGGGCTTCTGAGCCAGAAGTCGTTCGACCAGATCAAGGACTTGGCTGACGCACTGGACGAGCAGCAGGAGCCAGCGTTGGCGTCCTGACCACACAAGGAGGTTGGGCCTACCCCTCAGCGCCGCGCCGGACGGCGTCCCATCCATCCGGCACTTTTTCCCATGAACCAGAAACTCCTCGACTACAGCCGCGTCATCAGCGTCATGGCTCAGCAAGACGTGCTGGGCTCTGACGTGGCCGACCACTTCTGCAAGGCGATCCTGCCGCAGTTGCTTGCGGAACTCGACGTAATGACCCGGCTCGCTGACGTACGCATCGCGGCGGCACTCGACATCCCGCAGCCTGTCGCTCCGCAAGAGCCGCAGGAGTGCGAGGCGACCGTCTGCTCCAGCCGCTGGGCCACGAACCAAGAGAAGGTGCCCGCCAAAAAGGCGAAGAAGGCACGCAAGAGAACCCGTGCAAGGAAGCCGAAGAATGAACACGCTGACGCATGAGCCAGTCGTCCTCCGCGACTACCAGCAGGACACCGTCCGCAGCATCTGCCTCGCCGCGAAGGGGGGTGCCCGCCGCATCACCGTCGCCCTGCCCACTGGTGCTGGCAAGACGGAGGTGTTCGCGGAGTTGTGTCGGATCGCACGGTTCCCGCTCGTCATCGCTCCGCTCATCGAACTCATGCGGCAGGCTCGCGACCGCCTGCAACTGCGTCTCGGCGAGGGCTGTGACATCGAGCAGGGGGCGAACTTCGCGGAGTGGATCGAGGGTCTTCGTCGCCGTGTCATCGTCGGCTCGCGGGACTCGCTGCTCTCTGGCGACCGCTACAAGATGGCGGCGTATGACCGCGTGACGCTGGTCGTCGTGGACGAGTGCCACATCGGGACCACGCCAGCGTTTGAGAGGCTGCTGAACCACTTTGAGTCGCGAGGGGCGACCATCGTGGGCTTCTCCGCAACGCCCTTCAAAAAGAAGGGGAAGGCTCTGCGGTATTGGCCCCGCCCCGAAATCTCCTACGGCATGGCGGACTTCATCCGGCAGGGCTGGCTGGTCGGCCCGACGTGCCATCTCTCGGAGAGCAAGGCGTTCGACCTGACGCTGGTGGACGAGGTGGCTCACGAATGGGATCAGAGGCAACTCGCAGCCGTCCTGACCGGCGAGCATTTCGCTCAGGAGATCAGCAGCCTCGTCCTCCAGACGCATGCCCGCATGCCCAGCGTTATCTACGCTGGCAAACTCAAGCAACTGCACCTGCTGCAAGACGTGTTCGCCCGCTACGGGTGCCGGGTGGCCGTCGTCCACAGCCGCCAGAACGAGGTCGAGCGTGCCGCCAACATGGAGGCGTTCCGGTGCGGTGACGCGAGAATCATCATCAACGTCGGCGTCCTGAGTTGCGGCTGGGACCACCCCGAAGTCCGGAACATCTACTTCGCCGCACCGCAGCGATCCCTCTCGCGGTATGAGCAGCGTCTGGGTCGAGGCACACGCCCACTGCCGGGCGTGTTGCAGCCGGGCATGACGCTGGACGAGCGGCTGGCGGCTATCGCAGCGAGCGATAAGCCCACGTTCCATGTCTACGACATCACGGACTCCAGCCGCAACCACCAGATTCTCAACGCCCTCGACGTTCTGGACGCCAAGACGCGGAAGTCGAAGGCCCGCCGGGAGCGTGTCGCCTCTGCCATTGGCAGCGAGGGTGTCAATGCGATGGATGCCATCGCCGCTCAGGACGCACACGACCTCGCGGAACTGGAGGCGAAGACCGCCGCCATCATCGAGAAGCGGAAGCGTCTGATCGTGGGCGTGACGTTTGACCACACGACACGCGACCTGTTCGCCGCACCGACCGGCCCCAAGAAGCGGGGCTGGCGGATGCTCTACGGCAAGTACGAGGGCGTGCCGCTCACCGACATCCCTGCCGACTACCTGTCGTGGGTTCTCAACTCCACGAAGAAGGAGTCGCCGTTCAAGTCCGCTGTGCGCCGGGAACTGGTCGCACGCAAAACGAAGGGCAAGTAACCGCACACGCGCTGTTCATTTTCTCGTACCAGCCAGCGCATCGAAATCAAAACGGTCGAGCCAAAACAAACCGCCCTGAACTTGATCGGGCGGCTGGGTGATGGCAGCACGAAATCCGGGCAACGGGCAGGTACTTGATCCTGCCATGCCGCCGCAAGGCCGCATGACTCGCTACGTCCCGGTGGTTTGCTGAAGAGGGGCCGAATAAGGCTGTCCATCGCCACCCCGTATGGGGTTGCTGAGCAGGGCTCCCGGCCCTCTTCAGCACGGAAGCGATGCGCACACGCGGAGACATAACGATGCCGAAAGACCTGATCCTGCTGCGGTACACCGACGCCAACAACCGGCGGCTCGCCGCTCTCTGTCGCCCGTCGAACGGCGTGGAGGTGCTGCGTGACGTTCTCGGCGCGGAGACGGAGTCCGACGAGGAGTGGTTTGCACAGCCTCACCAGTCGGCTGTGGTGATCGACACGGATGGCGCAGTGACCATCACGTCGCAAGAGGACATGGCGAGCCTGTGCCTGTGGCTCGCTGTGGCTAGGCAATGGCTACAGGCTCATGGAGGGTGAGATGGGAAACATCATGGCAGCGGCTCTGAGCAAGTTGTTCAAGGAGAACTCCGACCTCGTCGCGGCTGCACACGCCGCTGCGGAGGTGCTGGCTCGTGGCAAGCAGTCCAGCGAGCAGGTGATGGACGTTGGCGACACGGGCTCTGGCCTGCGTCACGCGACGTTCCAGTGGCGGGTGGAGTTCCAGTCCCTCAACGACCTCAAGGACTTTGACAACGCCATGACGGCGATCCTTGAGACGGTGCTGGAGGCATGAGCAATGAAGTGCTGTCGGCGTTCGCAGACGAGTACCCGTTCTGTGCCGTGTGCTGGGCACGGCACCTGCCGCTGCACATCCACCATCTCCAGCAAGGTGCTGGGAGGGTCCACGACAGGCGTTGCCTCCTCCGTCTCTGCATGTATTGCCATGACGGGCTGCACAGCGGAGGCAAGCACGACCTCACCAAGTCCATGTGCCTCACCGCCAAGCGGGAGGTGGACGACGCCAACTACGACCCTGCGTTTTTGGCTTCGCTACGTCGGAAGGTGCATCTCGGGTATGGGCCCGGACGCTACCCCTTCAGGGTCTTCATGTGGCGAGAGCGGAACGGAACCCCACCGGAGATAGAGCGCATGGCGATCAACAGCAGGCAGAAAGGCAAGCGTGGCGAGTTGGAGGCGGCGGCGGAATGGAACCGCCACCTCCCGCAGGCCCATGCCCGCCGGTCGCAGCAGCACAGCGGCACGGAGTCGGCCAGCGACCTCATCTCGCCGGGCACGCCGCACCTCTGGCTGGAGGTGAAGCGTGTCGAGCGGGGGCTGAACCTCCACGCCGTCATGGACAAGTCTCGCGAGCAGTGCGGCGACCTCTGCCCGGTGGTGCTGCACCGTCAGAACGAGAAGGAGTGGCTCGTGACGTTCCCGCTGGAGCAGATCGAGCGGTTCATCCAACAGGTGCAGGGGGCTCGGTGATGGCTGAAGACCACTCGTTCCTCATCAACGGCGTGCGGTGGCTGTGGCGCTACACCCGCCTGAAGGGTCAGGCTATTGGGTGGACGTTCATGCCTGACCCCAAGAATCAGTTGGTCCGCAAGAAGGTGTTGATTGACGAGAGGCTCAAGGGGCGTGCCCGTCTGAATACGGAGATTCACGAGTTTCTGCACGCCGCCAACCCCACGCACAGCGAGGAGCATGTCACCCAGCAGGGCGACGATCTCACCCGCATCCTGTGGTCGCTCGGATACCGTCGCAAGGAGGACGCATGAACGTCTCTCTGGAATGGTTTGAGGTGTCGCGTGCCGCCCTCGTCGGCGTGTCTCGCAACGTCGAGGCGATGCGGAAGGGCTGCGTCAGCAGGCTCTCGATCAGCGACGAGTGGAGTGCCCACATTCTGGGTGCGTTGGGCGAGGCAGCGTTTGCGAAGGCGACCAATCGCTACTGGAGCGGAAGCGTCAACACCTTCAAGGCTGCGGACGTTGGCGACAACATTCAGATTCGCACGCGGAGCAAGCACTCCTACGACCTCATCGTCCGCGACGGCGACCGTGACGACGACGTGTATGTCCTCGTCACCGGAGGCCCAAACGACTTCACGCTGCACGGCTGGATGCGGTGCGGCGATGCCAAGCGTCCGCAGTTCAAGGCGAACTACGGCAACTACGGGGAGGCGTACTTCGTGCCGAAGTCTGCCCTGCACCCGATGGACCCCCTCATCTGCAAGGAGTGCTGACATGAGGACTCTTGGGACGACGATGATGCAGACGTTCACCGGCAAGGTCATCGACCTGTCCGACTTCACGGTGGACGATGTTCGGCTTCCGGACATCTCGCACGCACTGTCGCTCATCAACCGGTTCACGGGTCACTCCAAGTGCCCGTATTCGGTGGCGCAGCACAGCGTCATGGTCAGCAAGATTTGCGACCAGCGACACGCCGTATGGGGGCTTCTGCACGACGCCAGCGAGGCGTATCTGGGCGACGTTGCCACGCCGCTCAAGAACATGCTTCCGGAGTACCGCGACCTAGAGGAACACATTCAACGCACCATCGCCTCCAAGTTCGGCTTGGTGTGGCCCATGCCCAGCGAGGTGAAGGAGGCCGACCTGCGTGCGTTGATGGCGGAGAAGCGTGACCTGCTCACTGTCGATCACGATTGGGGCATCGACGTTGAGCCGATGGCTGGCCCCATCCTGCCGTACTGCTGGCAGCAGGCAAAGCAGTTGTTTGAGGACCGCTACAAGGAGTTGATGCCGTGA